ATTGCGCCAAGCCTGTCTCTCCCTGTCTCCCTGTCTCACTCTGGCCGTGACTCTGGCCGCCACTCTGTCCTTCCCTGTCTTCCTGTCCTTTCTGTCACCCTTGGGGAGTGTACGCTTGAACACTAGGGATTGGGGTTGCCGGGATTTCGTTTCCTAGGTGGTTTCCTTCGCGTTTGCGGGGCTCGCCTCGCGACCCGTACCTAGGCATGGACTGCCCCGAGATTTCGCGTCTATTGCGTTTTGGGGAAATTTCCCCACTTCAGAGGCTAGCAAATAGGTGTTACTACGTATTGCGTTTCCGGGATCCGGGATGCTACTCTGGAGGGGTAATCTAAATAATATAAATCATACTATGAATAATCAAATTATGACTGGCGACCGCTATGTCGCCGTTTCTTTCAATGGCGGGGACTTCAATGTTGGCGGGGTCTGGCGGATCCTGTCGAAAGACGGCACCGTGCATCCCTCGCGCTGGAGTGCGGCGAACAAGCGCCTTGAATCGTGCTCCTTGAACGCTCCGGGGATTGCGGTTCCTATGTACAACGCGAGCCGTCGCCTTGAGGAGCAGCTTGCGCGGGCCGGGATCACCTACCGCTTCCTGACTCTGGAGGACGCCGCTAATTAAGCGTTCCCCGTTCCCCTTGCGCAAGCGAGGGGATAGGGGAGCCCTTGGGGCTTCGAAACCAAAGCATAGAATGAACACAAAACACAAAGTTAAGATCGGGGATAGGATTCGCGTCACGGATTATCAAAGTCCGCTTTCAAAGCAGGTGGTATATACAGTTCAAGGAACGCGCAAGGGACTGCCAGTGGTTCACGATTACTGGCAAGCGGTGACGGTCCGCTTCTTTGAAAAAGTCCCGTGAGGCTTCCCCATAGCCCTTGCCTCCGGGCGAGGGCCTTGGGGAGCCCTTATGGCTCCACCAACACAAATAAAAACTATGAGCACGCTACGCGCACGCCTCGGTCCTCACAAGGGCTTGAATGCCGATTGGTCAGTCGAAGCTTGGCCTTTGGTTAACGGCCTTTGGATTATTGATGCCGAAGACGGGACATTTGCCCTAGTGCATCGAACGGCAACCGACTATGGCTTATTCGACATCACCGAGTTAGCAACCGTTACGCCGGAGGCGACCGAATGAAACACGATACCGAACACCTCACCCTTGCCGACGTGCTGCTCTATGTCCTTTTGATTGCGGGACTCGGATTAGGCCTTGCGTACGCCTTTTAACCCTTTGTCAGTTAACACTAAACACAAAAGATAATGAAAGACACCATACGCTCTGGATCGGATTTTGCCGATCGCTTTAACAAGATCCGCCCCACGCCCTGTACGATCATCTCGAAGAATTTGAGCGCAGCTTGGATGAGGAACTCGAATTCGACGCAATCGGCCTTTGCTGTGAGTGGACGGAGTACGAAAACGCGACCGAGGCTTGCGCTGCCTTTGGGCACGCCGAGGAAGACCCGGACAAAGCCCTCTTTTGGCTCCGCGATCACACGCAAGTTGTGGAGTCTGGTGAGAGTGTCCTTGTCCTTAACTTCTGAACAGATGAAACCCTTTATTCTTTTGGACGGCTTGCGGGGTATTTACGTTCCCCAAAAGTTCGCGCAGCTTGAAGGTGTCTCCGGTATCGTTGCCGAGGACTTGGCAATCCTTCGCGCCGGGCCGGATCACGAATACTATTGGGAGGCGTGGGAGGACGCCCTTCGCTTTGGTGAGGTGACGGTTGCGGGGATTTGCTACTCGCTGCACCAAAGCGAGGAAGGCGACTTGTTCGCCGTTCCTCCGTTGTCCTTATCAAATAAACACTTATGAAAATAAACTCTTACAAATTATTTCCGTCCGGCGCTTGGCATTTATCGGGGATGCTTGGCCATCGCTTGGTTTGCCGCGCTTATTACGGGTACACAAAGCGCGACGCTATCGCCGAATTTCGCGTTTACCTCAAGTCCCTGCGCTAACATGCAAATAAACACACCTTCAGATTTCGGACGCGCCTTGAAGCAAGGGCCCTATGCTTGGCCGGGCGGATATCCGCTTTACTTTGTATGTTCGGACGGCGGGGCCCTTGGCTTTGACGCTGCGCGAAAAAACGCTGCGCTCATTACTAGTGCCTTGCGCGATCCTTGGGACAACAGTGGCTGGCGAGTGATAGGCGCGGACATTAATTGGGAAGACCCAAGCCTTACTTGCGCGCATACCGGGAAACCCATTGAAGCCGCTTACGCATGAAAAAGGCCGATTTCGTGACAACGGCCCTTTGGCTTGTCGTTTGCGCGGGCTTCTTGTTGTATGGGGCCGGGCTCGCCCTGTTAGGTTAACCCAAGCCAAGCCCAATCCAAGCCTCCCTTCGCCGGGGAGGCTTTTTTGCGCCTATTTGCGCGGATCCGCGCTTTCCCTTGCGCGTTTCGTTGCGTTTTGCGGGGCTCGGGGAACGCGGGGAGTGTCACGGTAGCCCTAGCGCATCAAAACCCCTAGAAACGCAAGGAAATGCCCTTTCCTGCGATTTCTGGAATTGGGGAATTTTCCCCAATAGCTTTCTAGGGTCTTTTTCCTATCCACACTTGTTACCGGGGTTCTTCCCCTACGTAGTCCTACGTAGTATCCTGTACGTACCCGTGCGCTGGGAAGAGGCTTGCCGGGCGCGCGCCTATTAGGGGAAAGCTCCTTAAAGGACAAATCCCCCTTAAAGGGTGAACCCCGGCCACTAAATCGAGTAAATCTACTAAAATGCCCGAGTCCCAGCTCCTGATCCTGTTCCTTGCCATCGTCCAGATGGAGAGTGCCGGCGACCTAAACGCCCGGAACGGCTCCGCCGTAGGCCCAGCCCAAATCCAGCCCGCCGTGGTCAAGGACGTGCAGGCTTGGGGCCACAAGGCTTCCTTAAAGGACCGATCCACCCTTGATGGCTCCTTCCGTCTGTTCTGCCTTTACACGGATAGGTGGGTGGCGCGGCACCGGCTGCCCGACACGCCGCAAACCAGAGCGAACATCTGGAGGCACGGGCCCAATTCCCAGTATGCCTTAAAGGGCCAATCCACGCGCTACTCCTTAAAGGTGAAATCAATGGTTGATGATCCAAGTCTCGGTTGGGCTAACCCTAATAGCCGTAAATGGCTGGCTGACAGAGGGAAGCGTGACCTGCGACGCTAGAGTGATGGCTACTTTCTTGGCGGGAACTCCGCTTAAAACCTTCACCTTCTTAGAACTTTCTTCGAACATATCTAGCTGACTTTCAAGTGTTTCCATTCTTAAAGGTAAAATCCCACATCTAAAGCTTGTAGTCAAGCGTCTGTATGGTAGAGTCAGTTTTGTCAGCAGCGGAGTAGAGCCCGCTCAACCAAGTTTGGGGCAAGAAGCCCGAGCCCGGTCGAGAGCTCTACCTCGCCGGGCTTCTTTTTTAGTCTAATGGAATGGAGCACAGGGAGAGCCTGTGACGACCTTATCGAGGGTCTCACCGAACACCATCAGACTATCCGAGAAGCCCGCGTAGGGTTCCGGCCACGTAATGCCATAAATGCCCCGGACGCTTTAAACGGCGATACAGTCAGCTTTGCTAGGTTGGACGAGAAATCCATAACGTAGATTGTGGGGGCTTCAAGCGGTATGGTCTGGGGGTTCTCGGTACTCAAAAAGGGGTAGTAAGGATGTCCAACTGAAACTCTGAGCTAGCTCTTGGAGGAATCAGCAAACGGCAAAAAGACAGCATAGGGCGACTCCCTATGGAAGCCCCCGGTATCTAAAAAGGGGTAGTACATAAAAGTTCTCCCTTGATGTTCCTGCCGGGGCTCGTCTACGCCTCGCCCTAGCGGGGATTGGAAAAAACATACATTCAATTTCTTAACCTTCCGGCGCAAAAAGCGCCGTAATAACCCAAAACCAAAGATGATGACACTAATATGCACCGGACTCGGATTCCTAATTGGAGTCGTAGTCGGAATCGTGATCCAAAGCGAGAACGGCCCTGACCGGGAGGACTTTGAATGAGCACTCCACTCGAATCCTTAGACCTCAAGTGGGTAAGGCAAGAGGCTCTTCAGAACCTCTGCACCCTTGGATACGAAACCCTAGAGAAGGTGGCTCAGATGGATGACCGCTTACTCCTCCAAATCCGGGGGATTAGCCAAAGGTCCATCAACACCATCAAGCAGGTCGCTCAAGAGCGCGGCATTGAGTGGACGGGAAAGCCGATCTCCGGGAAGAGTCCTGCGATGATCAAGAGTTTCAACAATGATCGGGCTCTCCGCGACTACTTCGCGGCGCAGGCCCTCAACGGGACGCTCTCCAAAGGGTTTGGTAGTCCCGTGTCTGTGCAAGAGGTCGCCCGTATCTGCTACACCCTTGCCGACGCAATGATGAACGAACGGCTGAAGGCTGAGAAGGAGGAAAAAGAATGAATCACGCAGAAGAAGCCATCCGTCTGATCACCGGGGACAGAAACGAGAGCTACGGCACCCCAGATCAGGACTTCAGCGGCATCGCCGCGATGTGGACCGGACTCCTCAACACCCGGCTCACCAGCCCCATCACCGCAGAGGACGTTCCGCTGATGATGTGCGCTTTAAAGCTTCGGCGTCAGGCACATAAGCCGAAGGACGACAATTTGATTGACGCGCACGGGTATCTCCTGTGCCTTGAGTGGATGCAGACGGGGATTCGCCCCGTCGTAGGAAACCAAACACAGAAACCAACACACAATGAAGACTAAAAGACAAGCGATGTTCGGCAACGCGGCAATGGCCGCTTATTTCCTCGGACGTGCCGAGGCCCACCGACTGAACGCTCAATTTGAGAGCCGGGACATCTTCCGCCAAAGCTCCCGGCAGATGATGCGCCAGAATGCGCTCCGAGCGGTTTTCTGGATGAAGCAGATCGGAGGTGCGTCTTGATCAACGAGCACGGCGATATGATCGCCATCACCGCCTACTACAAGTTGCAGGCTCAAGTGGACGACCTCCAGCGTCAATTGGACAACGCCCGCACGGACTGGTTGTGCGACACCTGTGAAGGTCGGGGGTGTGAGGCAGAGAACCAGAATGCCGTTCTGTTAACGGAATTGGAGGAGCAGGCCCGCCTCAATGGCAAAGGCTCGGAGCGCGAGGCTGCTCTGCTGGCGAAGGTGGAAAGGCTGGAGCGCGAAAAGGCGCTTCAGGGGCTGCATCTAGCCACTATGGCAGACGTAGTGCTGGGAGAGAACGCCGAGGATCGCAGCGACGATACGTTGGTGCGGGAAGTGTGCAAGATGGCGCGCGAGAACCCCGCGCTGCGAGCGGATAAGGAGCGGTTGGATTGGCTGGAGAGCGCAGCAAAAGACCTCATCTGTACCGGAGACGGCTTAAGCGTCACGATTGGGGTGGCGTCTAACTTCCAGAACTACGCTACCAATGCAGCCACGTTCCGCTCCGCAATCGACGCAGCTAGAAAGAAGCAGCCGTGAACGCAAAACTAGTCAGCATCACCCAGCCCTGCGCCGACCTCATCGAGCAAGGCATCCTCACCGCAGACGACCTCATTGCCTACTGCGCCCGGGTATCCAACCCGTCGAACCAGCTCAACACGGAGACAGCTCCGCGTCTCCTTGCATACTGCATCCGCCACGGGCATTGGTCGGTCTTTGAGACTGCCTCGATGACCGTTGAGGTAGAAACGTCACGGGCTATTGCCGCGCAGATCCTTCGCCATCGCTCGTTCACGTTTCAGGAATTTTGCGTCTCCGGCAATACCAAGATAACGTTGGAACTTCATAACGGGATACGGAAAGGCAAGCGTGCATCCTACAAGCGTACCATCAAACACCTGTTTAAGTTGCAATCGCGTGCAGGCAAAATGCCCACGTGCGTTCGCGTCTTCGACGAGACCACGCGGACATTCACTACCGCCGCGATAAAGGAGGTCTTCGAGACTGGAGTTAAGCCACTTTACCGCGTGACGCTTGAGAACGGTAGGTCCATTGACTCTACGAAGGAGCACAAGTTTCTCACAACGGCTGGGTTCAAAAGCTTAGAGGATGCCGTAGGCTTAGAGAGAAACGATGGTCGTGTCACTTGGGCGAGAGATGCCGCAGCATTCGCTTGCAACGGTATCCCTATTCATCAGGACAAGAGCTGGATGATTGAAGCGCGTCAGCGCGCAATTTCCTCAAAACGCGGTCTGCCCGGAATTGCAGAGGAAGCCGGGATTTCGTATCACACCGTCAGAAAATGGATGGCAAAGCACGGACTTCAGCTTTCTAAGCTAGAGGTTGCTTCGTACAGTCCGACTTGGAACAAGGGCAAGCGATACAAGGGCAAGCCTCATTCATTAGAGGCGATTGAAAAGATTCGCGCATCTGCAAAACGCGGGCCAGAATCTAATTTGTGGCGCGGAGGTGTGCAGCGAGAAGAACGGCAAAGGATTGCAGATTGGTGTTCGGCTTTACGCTCCGAATTTCTAAAGCGCGCTCAGTACAAGTGTGCGCGATGCGGTTCAAGTCATAAGCTTGAATTGCATCACATAGTACCCGTGTTTGAAAACAAGGCTTTGGCTATGGAGCCTTCAAATATTGAAGTACTGTGCTTTGCGTGTCATCGCGCTCACCACAAGATACTCGGCCACACGAAGTCGTGGCGCGAGAAGAGTACCGGCAATCGCTTAACAGTTCATTGGAGCAAAGTTAAAAGCATCGAGTACATTGGTGAGGAGATGACCTATGACATTGAAGTCGATCACCATTCCCACAACTATGTTGGGAATGGAATCGTGACGCATAACAGCCAACGCTACGCAACAAACAGCGACTATGAGAACATTGAGCTCCGCTGGCAGGACCAGAAGAACCGACAGGCTTCCGGCGACCCCTGCAATGACATCGACCTACAATGGCAGGCGCAGGAGGCCGTAAGTGCGGCAATCCAAACCTACAAGCACCTCATCTCGAAAGGGGTAAGCAAGGAGACCGCCCGGATGGTGTTGCCATTGTCAACACGCACTCGGATGTACGTGACCGGCAACGTCAGGTCGTGGATTCATTACTTCGACCAGAGATGCGCAGAGCACACGCAAAAGGAGCACCGCGAACTCGCCTGCCTAATCCGTGAAATCTTCAGCAAACAATTCCCTAATGTATTCAACGCCATTAACAGACAAAGCACAACTTGATGTCCTGCAATGCGGACGCCCGGCCAAAGTTAAAGCCGAGTTCGCCGCCAAACTAGAAACACAGATCAATGACCTCACAGCCTTCATCCGCGACCCCGCAGTCTTCCAACACCTCAGCGTGGAACAAATCGCCCGGCTCGACGCTATCCTTACGGATACGGTTTGAGAACGCTATGCGTGCGGGGATGACCCTCAAGCAATTGAAGGACGCATTCCCGGAGGTTGACCCCAAGAACATCGCCCAGCGCATCACCACGATGGGCTACCAGCGCCACTATCTGACCAACGAAGAGTTCAAACACATCCTAAACCGCAGAAAGATAAATGAAACTCCCGCACAATGAAGAAGCTGAGAGGATTGTCCTCTCGGTCGTGATGAACGAAGGCCCATCGGCCCTCCTTAAAGCTCTGGACTACAAGGTCACGGAGGCTTGGTTCTACAACGCATTCGCCAAAGTGATCTGGAAACAAGTCAACGAGGCTCACATCAAGGGGATTGGACTGGAGCCGCACATCATTTGCGCGGAACTCAAGAAGTCTGACCCCGACCTCCGCAAGGTGGGCGGGATGCAAAACTTCGCAGACATCTCAGGAGCCTCGCCTACCCCTCTGGCGTTCGCTTACAGCCTAGATGCCCTTCGGGATGCGTATCAGGCCCGGGAACTGGCTGTTGTGGCCTCAGAGACCACGCAAATGGCCCTAGCGGGCAAGCCGCAGGTCGATGAGTTCGTCGCCAAGATCAGCAAGGTCTTGGCTATCCGCAATCAGACGGCTACGCAGGTCAGCCTCAAGGATGCCGCGAGTCAGGTGATGGCGGATCTCGCCAAGCTCCTGTCCGGGGAAGCCGAGCAGACCGGAATGACGTGGCCTTGGCCGGATATGACCAAGGAACTAGGGGCCGCAACTGGCGGGGAACTGATCGTCATCGCCGCTCGTCCCGGTGTCGGTAAGTCCTCAATGGCCCGCGACATCTGCCGCCACTTCGCCACCAAGTACGGCGACACGCTGCTCTTCTCGCGTGAGATGCCGGTCAAGAAGGTCTGTAAAGGACTGGCTGGAATGATGTCGGGCGTCTCCGTCCGAGCCATTGAATCCCGGCAAGCCTCGCAGCACCAGATCAAAGCCTTCGAGAATGCCCTGAAGGACATCGAGACCAACCTGTCGAAGAAGCTGCACATCTTCGACAGCGACCGCAATCCATCCCAGATCGCCGCCCGCATCGAAGCATGCAAAGCCTTTATGCAGGTGAAAGCCGTCGTGATCGACTACCTCCAGCTCTACGTGCCGCCGCATGGCAAAGGAGAGACGCGGGACATTGCTATCGGACAGACGACTTTGGCGTTCAAAGATTTGGCCGTCTCGATGGGCATCCCCGTCATCCTGCTGGCTCAGGTGAGCCGGGAGGTAGAGAGGGAGAACCGCATTCCCCGCCTCTCAGACCTCCGGGAATCGGGAAACATCGAGCAGGACGCAGACCGGGTGATCTTCATCCATCTGCCATCCGAGAACTCCGAGGGCGGCACGCAGACCCTCAACGATCAGACTGTCCAGAACCTAGAGGTGGAGATCGTCCAAGCTAAAGGCCGGGACAACGGCTGCGCCTCCATCCGAATGGTCTTCAATCGTCCCACCACCAAGTTCCAGCAACTCGCACGATGAACGGCAAAGGAGATTCACCTCGGAATAATCACTCGGAAGCCTTTCGTACTGGCTGGGATAGAGTTTTCGGCAAAGAAAAGGCTTCCCTTCCGCAGAACAATCCACCACAAGAACAGCGACACAAAGATGATAAAAATGAGACCAGACAGAGACGCTTACGAGACGCAGCTCGCTAAAGCTGCGATGGTGATCAGCGGTTTCCTGAACCGCTTTGAAGAACCCACCTGCCAAGAGCAGGCTGAAGTTGTCGAAATGGCCCTGCTTTGGATTGAGGAGACCAACAACATAATGGACGACACAAATGAAAACATCGGAAAAAATTGACCTGATTAGCGCAGCCCTTCTGGCTGCTCAGCGCGAGGTGGAGAACGCGTCGAAGGACGCCAAGAACCCGCACTTCAAGAACTCATACGCCAGCTTAGGCTCGGTGATTGAGGCCACCAAAGGCCCGCTCAACAAGGCTGGCATCGTGGTGCTCCAGACGCTCGGAGACGGCGGGGACCGGGTGCATCTGACCACCCGTTTGCTGCACACGTCCGGGCAATGGATCGAGGACACGGCCAGCTCCCCGCTGCCCAAGGCTGACCCGCAGGGAGTCGGCTCTGCCACGACCTATCTGCGTCGCTACGCCCTCGCCGCATTCCTCTGCATCACGCAGGAAGACGACGACGGTGAGGCTGCTCGTCCCGCTAATCCCGTAGTCAAGAACTACGTTCCCAAGCCCGTCCAGAAGGACGATCCTTTCTGATTCTGTCAGCAAACCACAACCAACAATAATATGACCTACGACAATACCAACAAGGGCGTTCTCTTCCGCGATACCAACAAGGAGGAGGGCTCCAACAAGCCTGACTACACCGGCAAGCTCAACGTGAACGGCAAGGACTACCGCCTCGCTGGATGGCTGAAGGAGGCTAAGACCGGAGGAAAGTTCCTCTCCCTGTCCATCTCGGAGCCCCGCACCACCAACTCTAAGCCGTCCTCCTCGGACGAACTCTGATGCATTGGTACACCGTTGAGGGACAGGCTGCACACACGCAGCCCACCAAGAAAGGGGCGAAGAACCCATTCCGGGCCACCACGATTCGGGACGCGAAGGAGCAGAAGCTCCTTCCGTCCATCACCGGCATCTTGTCGGTCATCGACAATCCAGCTCTCAACCGCTGGAAGATGGGGAAGGTCGCAGAGTACTGCTTCAACGCTCCTCCCATCGGAGATGAGCAGATGGACGAATACGTCGCCAATGCCCTTTCCAAGGCATTAGACGAGGTTTCGGACGCTGCCGAGCTGGGCACCCGCATCCACGCCAACATCGAGGCACACCTCAAGGGACAGCCTGCTCCTCACGATGGCATTGAGTTGGGGATGGCTATGGACGCCATTGAAAAGGTGTATGCGGAGGATCTGATCATCGCAGACTCCGAGGTGACCGTTGTTTCACACGAATACGGCTATGCCGGAACCACGGACCTTGCGGTGACGAAGGGTCCGCTGTGCGGGATCTTGGACTTCAAAAGCACCAAGACCACGCCCGGCGAGCCCGTCACCCCGAAGTTCGGCCACCTTCCCCAAATCGCGGCCTACCACGTAGCGTACTGGTGCAATGGTGGACCCATCAAGGAGAACTCCGTAGGCTACAATGTCTACATCTCCACGACGGAACCCGGACGTATCGAGGTCGTTGAATACTCAGCGGCTGAGATGCGCGAGGCGTTTGAACTGTTCTGCTCCGCAGCCCAAATCTGGAGGTACAAGAATGCCTACGATCCCCGCCGGGCTTAGTGTGGGCGACTGGCAGAACATCCGTAAGTGCGTAGCAGTACGTGCCGGGATGACCCAAGCCTTCAACCCCCAGACTGCCAAACAGCTCTGGAAACTCCACGACAAGCTTGCGACGTTCACCTCTCCGAAAAGTAAGCCGAAAAAGGCAGCAAGCCCTGAAGCTCTACCGGGAGCTCAAGGCTGATTATTTGTCAGTCAACCCGTCCTGTGAGTGCTGCCAAAAGCGGGACGCACAGGACATTCACCACAAGCTTCCCCTCGGGCGTGGGGGGAAGCTCTGTGACACTCGCATCTTTATGGCAGTCTGCCGCCCCTGCCATAACCTGATTCACGCCGATCCTAAATGGGCGACACAACACAACTACCTATATGCGAAAGCTAGAGACACTTGAAGAGCGTTTGATGGAAGAACTGGTCAACGACATTGGGGCCGAAGAAGACCCCGTGGAACAGTTCCGGGCAATGGAACGTTATCACAAGTTCACCCAAGCCCGTGGTGAACGTATCAGGTCAGAGGCCCTCCGTGACGATTGAGCACAGAGGCCAGCTTCTCTTCCACGTAACGAGTGAATCTCGGGAAGAGGAGTTCTATGTCTGTGACCTCTCCCTCCACAAAGGGAGGGGTCAATGCACCTGCCGGGACTGGGAGACCAGATGCCAGCCCCGCATCAAAGAAGGAAAGATGAGCGAGTACCCCCAGACAGATAGAGATAGGTGTAAACACATCCACGCCTGCGTGCTATGGTTGGGCAACGAAGTCATACGCCGCACCATAGGATGAAGCCCCACAACGATGGAACTTGGACCGAAGCTCGAAAGCGTAGTTTCATTACATCTGCACTCCGTAGGGCTTCTGGGCGATGGGGGCCTAAGCACACTTGCCGCAAGGCTGCGCGAGTTGGACGAAATCAGTACGTCTGCGCCTCCTGCAAAAAGGTCGTTGGCAATGCGGAAACCCACATTGACCACATCCAGCCCGTCGTGGACCCTGTTCGAGGATTTTGCGGGTGGGACGAATACGTCTCCCGGCTGTTCGTCGAGGTGGATGGGTTCAGGCTACTTTGCACGGACTGTCATTCACAGGTCACGGCACAACAACGCGAGATAAGGAAGGCTAACAAGAAATGAAGACCTGCGGCCAATTCTACGGACACTTCGTTGATCTGGAGATCGAGGAGAACAAACCATTCACCCTGATTCCATTCGGGGATGTTCACCGCGATTCAGATATGTTCGCGGATGGGCATTGGCGGGAGTTCTTGGCCTACGCCAAATCCAAGAAGAACGCCATCTTCCTCGGGATGGGAGATTACACGGACGGGATGAGCACCTCGGAGCGGATGGTGCTCGGCCCTCTCCACGACACCACCAAGAACACTCTCAAAGATGTTTATAAGGGCGTTACTCGGACTCTTGCTAATGAGTTGCAGTTTATGCGTGGTCGCTGCATTGGCCTTCTTGGCGGCAATCACTATCTTGATCTTGGGGACGGCAACACTACCGATCATCTACTTGCGGCTGCTTTGGGAACAAAGTTTCTGGGGGTGTCGGCCATTGTTGGCATAAGCCTGAAGAGCAAGCGTACGCACCACAGCCACCTGCTGACCATCTTTGCCCATCACGGCAGGGGAGGAGGAGCTACTATCGGAGGGCAGTTCAAGTCGGTTCAGGATATGGTGCCGTGGACGGAAGCCGACATCTACCTGATGGGGCACACCCACGGGAAAGGTTGTCTGCCCCTGTTCCCCCGCCTCCAGCTAAAGCGCGGGGCCAAGAAGGAGCCCGTCATCCGGGAACGTGCCATCTGGGGAGGGCGCACCGGGTCCTTCCTTAAAGCCTACGAGTCCGGGAAGGTGAGCTACAACGTCGATGCTGGACGTGCCCCCGCCTCCTTGGGTTGGATTGAGTTCGAGATCACCCCCGTCCGGGTACGGGTAGGTGGCGAAGACCACATCGAACTACGCATTAGGGGCACAGCCTAAAACGCTCACAGAGGTGCCTAGAATCGATTTTAAGGGGTTTTGACGTGACAGACGCACTAGAGCCGCTCTACCAGTTCAAACCCCACGTAGAAGGGGTTCTGGTGGAGACCAAGGAAGGTCTCACCGTAATGCCGGTCAAAAGGCATAAGTTCACACTTGTGAGTGTAGCCCCGCACCCCGACGCCGGCCAACCTACCTACCTAGGGGAGATATGGTCCGGCCCTACGGATGGGCAACGGTTCTGGCTGGAACCGGGGTGGTACGAGCGGATCAGCGAGTGGGCTGACCTTGTGTAGATACGGCATCCACATCGGCCATATCATTCGCAAGGGCCGAGTTGACCATATAGGCGTAGCTACGTTGGATCGGGGCCTCGCGCATAGCCTTCGAGAACTTATCCGTCTTCATAGCGAAAGACACAAAGCCCGGATCGGTAGCCATATACGTGAGCAAGTCGAAGCGCGGCTTCTCAATAATGCGCCCCAATCGAGTGCCCAACACCGCAGCGCCTAAGGACGAAAGTCCGGGGAAGAAGTTGAACAAGCCCTGAAAGAACCCAAGACCCGTTGAAACGACAGGAGCAGCAGACTCCTGAGTGATGAGCTTGGCCTCCTTGAGCGTAGGAGAAGCCTTCTCAAGATTGGCGAGGAATCGCTTCATCCGCGAGTTCAGGGTGTCGCCAACCACCGCCCGCAAATGGGCCGCACGCTCAATGTCTTGAGGGAGCGTCGGGTTGAACAACCTGCGGAGCTTATCAAAATCAATCTTGGACGTAGCATCCCGCGCATTCCGCTCAATGCCGGAAATCCGATACATTTCATCGGCCAGAATCTTGCGACTAGCAAGTTCCGCGAACTTCGGATTCCTGCGCCGCAGTTCAGTCATAAACTGCCGCCCGGCATCAGGACTAAGAGTCATCACGAAGTCGCTGATGGTTCCGCGTCCAGTCTTCCCGGCCTCTTCGGTGAATCCGTACTTACCGCGCCCCGTAAACACCGAGAATATCGGGTTATTCAGCGTCTCGTTGTAGGTAGCCAAGGCTTCGTCAGCCGTGATGTTGGCCTTAGCGGCAACCTTGCGAGCCTCCTGCAACTTGGCATTGGCCTTCTGGGAAGCTCCTGCAACTGCCAAAGCCGCCGCCTCTTTGGCCTTCTTCTGCGTAATGCCACGGCCAACCCCAAGAACGGCATCACCAGCCGCAAGCGCACTATCCAGAACCTCCTGAGTGATCTCCCCCTTCGGGTACTGACGGACAACCTTAGCCAACTGATCCAACTGACGCTTGGTGCCGAAACCTGCCATCTGGATGAAGGGCACGACCTCCGGCTTTGAAACCTGCTCGGAGAGGGCAACTACCAACCCAGCAGGGTCGTTCTTGAAGCGATCAATCATCGCACCACGAATCGACCGACCAACGGACGCCCGGATAGAATCAGCGGCCTCCGGGGAGTATTTCTTAACCAAATCGGCAGCACGGGTAATCGTGCGAATGCCCTGCGTGTTTCCGGAAAGAACATCATTGGCAAGACCAGCCAAAGCTTCAGCGGTGACGCCAGAAACTACCACCTTGCCGCTACGATCGGTCTTACGGCCTGCGCCAAAGATGTCCCGCGTGAAGTTGCTGTCTCGGGTCTGTGCCCAGTTCCGCCAAAAGGTCTGCGCGGCATCATATGCCTTCAACGACTCGGCCCCAAGCGTGTCCTTAACAGTACTACGAAATACCTTCCCAAGATTCTCATAAACCGATCCAGCAAGGGATTCGGCTCGATTCTTATAAGAGGTATTGAAGTTAGCCCACTTAGTGGACATTTCGTCGCGCAATGCCTTGTATTGGCTCCAAGACAAAAACTGAGGAGCCGTATCGCCAACCTTGCCGATATTCTGAATGGCCTCTAGTATGCCCTGTCCTACGGGCGTATTGGCCTCATTCCCGAGAGTGGCCTTAGCCGAGCGATAGAGGGCATCTCGGCTAACGATTTCTTTGGCGGCATCCAATCCGGTTTTGGAATATAGCGCCGTAGAAACGTCCTGTACGGCACTATCCAAGCCAATCATAGTGCGGGTAAGATCGTCCGCGTGAGAGGCAATCGAGGCATTCGTGCCAAAGCCCTGCTGCGCGGCAAACGTAGCAGAAGCCTGACGACGAGCAGAGGCTAGTTGCTCAAGGGCAGCTTTCTCATACTCCTCTTGCCAAGCCAAGCTCTGCGAAGGAGCAGCCTCAAGTGATGTGAGACGCGCCTTGGCCTGCGCCTGCTGAAGCTTCGCCTGTTTCAGCGTCGATTCCGCAGCTTCCGCCTTCCGCATCAAAGGCACGATCTCCGACGCGATCTCCGAGTTGGAGGGCACATCGCCAATGATGTCGAAAACCTCGCGGGTGATGTTCGACTCGGTAGAAGCCAACTTATTCGCCAGCTCAGGATCACGCGCCGCCATCCGATTGGTCAGCGGAGCGTATTCTGGCAGAACCTGAGAAAGGGCAGGATTGGTGATGCCGATCTCACGCAGAAACTCCTGCTTCTGAGCATTCTCCTGAGCGACGGACGAGAGTTTGCCCGCAAAGCGGCCTAGAGCCCCAAATCCAGCGCCAATGCTGGAAGCGATTAGGCCAGTTTCAACAGCCTTCTGCTCGGCAGGGCCGGAAACATCTGGGTCTTCTGACAAAAGTTGACCGCCAACCAACGAGCCAACCGACTCGGCCAAAGCCGTGCCAAACCCAAGGGAAGCGGCATTCTCAATCATCTTAGCCGCTCGACGAACAGGGATGGCGTTGTAAAGCGCAGCCCTGGAGGTCTCTGCGAGAGACTCACGACTAGTCAGGTCTTGGCCTTCAACAGCCCTAGCAGCCATTTCGCCCGCTGCTCCAGCCACACCACCAGCAGCAGCCTGCGCCGCCAAGCTCGCTCCACCAGTTGCAAGCGCAGCGGCAACGGGAACTACGTTCCGAGCATAACCAGCCGTAGTCTCAGTTAGCTGATTGTATGTGGACGGAGGATAGGAGATGCCACCGCCAACCCCATACGGGCTGGCCGTGAAAGACGGACGGTCCTCCTGCTCAAAAAGCCGCGTCAGCTCCTCTTCCGTAGGAACGGCATCCGAAGTGACTGAAATGCTCTTCCCGGTCTGGGAATCGGTGAATTTGAAGATGGGCATTTTACGGAGAGACAATATCCCCGCTGAAGCGGCCTACCTTGAGCCGCGGGGCAGGCTTTACGTTTGCGCCTTCAAGGATGGACTTATACTGCTCCTTGAGCTGAGGATAAGCCGTAAAGATACCCTTGGCGATCGTGTCCATATTCGTAAGGACGCTTTGATCGCTCATATTACGGTTAACGGCGCCCTTAACTGCACCCGCAGCATCGAACTCCTTCATATTCATCTGCCCAAACGGGTTGCCTCCAGTCGGGCTTTCGGCACGCGCCTGACGAATAGTATCTAGCACATTGATGCCACGAATCTGGTTGTACTGAGCATCCAAATCTTCAGCAGTAGGCGTCCAACCAAACGTCGTTGAACCAAACCCCTGAACCGGAGTTTTGGCGTTTTTAACGATGTCCTTGGCGCGAGCGATTGCTTCAAGGACCTGAGTTCCTTGCTGCAAGCCCGCATCGTAGAGCTTGGTAACAGACTCCTGCGCGGCTTTCCGCTTAACATCAATTTCGCTTCCGGGAATAGGCTCTTGCCCGCCTCCAGCAGCGGCGCGCATTCCGGGCTGGAGGTCGGTACGGACGCGGCCCAACTCCTTCCGGCTACCATCCGGGTATTCCTCAACGGTAATCTTGTAAGGAATGTCGTTTTCGGTGGTTTCGTAGGTCTTTAGGGTTCCGCCTGCCTTCGGCTGAGGCAGAACCCCCTTGAGGTTTTTAAGTCCCTCAATCGAACCACCGTTCTTAATGAAGTTGGATACGATCTTTTCCGTAGAAAGCTTTTGATCAGTAAGCTCGCTAAGGGCAGTAGCGATAGCGGTATTGTCCGCCTTCTCGCGTTTAAGTTGATCCGCCAAAGCGGTAGCCTGAGCGGTAACGAGACCAGTTTGAGCCGCATCTCGGCGCATAGACGCCTGAGCCTGAGCCCCAGACATCCCTGCGTTAATCAATCCAGAAAACTGCTGAATGCCTTGACTGGCGATACGAGACCGCTCACGCACTCCAAGATTTGGATCGCTGATTGCCGAAGATAGCTCGCCAAGTGCGGCAGAGATGTTGGCCGGAAGTACAGGATTCCCGTTGTCGTCCTTTTGATCCGCCAATGCCTGAAGACCTTTGATCAACGTCTCCGAAGTCTTGATGGTAGCCGTGGCCTGCTTCTCTTCCTCCTTGTTCTTCTGATAGCTTTGAATCCCGCTACCGATTCCTTTACCAAGGCCAGCAAGCCCCTGAGCAATGCCCTGAGCCCCGGCCACCGCCCCCTGCATGTAGGGAGAGTAGTCAATGCGACCAAGACCAGCCTGTACGCCTTGTCCAATGATAGCCATATTAAGCGAAGTTGTAGCTGATTCGGCTGTCCATCCAACGGCGGATTAGGGACTTCAGTTTCGGCTTGTTGCTGATAAACTCGGCAAACTCCGCACCGTGCTTGATATACAGGTTACGGAACCACGCAGGGGCCTTGGAGAACAGCCACTCGCGGAAGAGCATCCACTTGGGGTTTTCCTCTCCGTAAACCTCGCGGGCCACCCAGCAAGCCGCAGCCGCTGCGCTTCCGGCGGCACCAGCAGCCGATCCAAGCCCTTGGAAGAAGCCTCCCATCATAGCGCCGCGAGCCCCCGCCTGCGCACCATAGGTAGCCGCCTGATAGTTGCCCAGATTCGCCGCATTCTGGAGACCAAGGTTGATACCGGCAGACGGATCGAAGAGCTGCGGACCCATACCCATCTGGCCCTGACTGATGCCCTGCTGCTGCGCCCCAAGACCCAGAGCATAGGGAGTCTGGCCGAACCCAATGAGGCCGAGGCTAGCAGCCGTGATGCCCTGTTGCTGACCAGCCTGCTGGAGGGCGTAAGCCCGATCCGCACCAAGCATCGCTTGCTCGGAACCGAGAACAGCGCCAAGATTGGCAAACCGCTGCTGGGCTTGCTGGGCTTGATAGGCACGATTGGCCTCCGCAGCAGACATCCCAAGCTGGGCATTGAACTGCTGGGCCGCGAGGTTCTGACCAGCCCCAAACTCAAACGCCCGCTGTCCAACGCCCTGATTGGCAAGCGCCGCCTGAAGGTTGGCAGCTTGATTCATCTGCTGCACGTTCTGGGCGTTCGTGATGTTGAACTGCTGGGCCATATTGGCCGCAGCCTGATTCGCCAACGCAGCCTGAAGCGCCGCCTGCTGATTGGACCGCGAAGCATCGAGGGCGCTGCTGACGTTGAACTGACCAGCCTGAAGCTGGGTTCCAACGTTGGCCTGCTGACGGGCAATGTCCGCCCGCAGCACATCCGTAGCCAACGCCTGACCCTGCTGCTGGGCTCCAAGAAGCTGCTGATTGATCTGCTGGGCCAGAGCGATGTCCTGCACCGACCGCTCACGCGCCGCGCCCGCACGGGCAAGAGCCTCACCGGCAATGGCCGCATTGTCAGCCAAACGACCGGAAGCCGCAAAGCCCTCACGGGTGCCCTGAGTAGCCGCTCGGATCTCCTCGGGGGTGAGCTGACCGGGAGCCGTAGCACGGGCCATTCCCTGAGCCTGCAACGCCTGAGAAAGCGGGCTCTGCTGCTGGGCTTGAAGCGCCTGCTGATAGAGGGACTCGCCAAGAGCCCCAGCGCCAATCTGCCCCGCCTGCACCTGCCCGGCAGCAATGCGCTCCGCGGCTGCCCGTTCAGGGGTGAGAACCCCACCGAGCTGAACCTGCTGCGCGGCCACCTGCTGAGGGGTGAATCCACCCATCGCCGCCACCCGCTCAGGGCTGATGGCTTGAGCTTGAGGAGCCTGCATCGCAAGCCGCCCCATTTCGTTCAAATAGCCACTAACCTGCCGACCACCCATCGACTCCGCTTGAGCCAGAGCCGCCGCCATCTGCGGATTTGCGGCCAAATAAGCCTCACGGGCCTGCGGGGCATACGCCCCAAGCTGGGCAAGGCCGAACTCCGTAGCTTGCGTCTGGAGGCTCTGTCCAAGCGCCGCCTGACGGCGAGCCGCCATTTCGGCTAAATCAAGCGTGCCGTAGAAACCCTCTTCCGTGCCCGGAGCCACCCCGATAAGGGTGTTCATCAGGTCACGCTGATTCAGCGCCGTGTACTGGGGCCGGTAGGTAGCCTCCGACTGAAAGATGAGCTGCTGGAGGGCCGGATCGGCCATCTCCCGAACGAACTGACCAGCAGATTGTCCGGCGCTAACGGGGGCTGGCGGAGGGGGAGGGGAACCTACCTTGAAGCTCATAGAGTGCTTTGGCTTTGTTGAAAGGGAAGAAGCGAGGTTTTAGGTCGTTCCTAGCCCCGCGTTGCCAGCCAACGTAAGGTAGTGACCACGGGAGGATTCTAGCAAAGATGGCTGGTGCTTTCGCCCCTATCGCCAACTCCACCCACCAACAGTCAGGGCTGGCTGGATTGACCTCCCAGAACCTTTCCCGTAAACACGGTCTGAACAGAACTAAGGCTTCTGGCTCAGAGTAACAATAGCCGTGCTGGGAATAGAAGCCGTGAACCCTAGCAAACTCCTCTCCATAGAGGTCCAAAGCCCTCTCAATCGCATTAAGCGAACTTGGTCTGACTGGCGAATACGGTGAAGGCTGCACTACCAGTCTTAAAGATGGTGATGGTGTAGGCGTCCACACTAGACGCATTACCCGCAGTCGGAGCCGTGCCGCCCGCCCACTTCGGGGTCACGCTGGACCCGTCAATCTGGAAGCCGGACTGGTAGTAGGCCGTAGACCCTTGAGTGACCAAGACAGCCAAGCTCAGGCTATCCCCCGTCGCCATCACGTTGTTCAGGGTCGTCGAACCATCCCCACGCACGTTCAGCGTCCAGTTTCCAGATGCATTTGAGGTGCAATACAGAACCGCCCCATCCAAGGCATTGTAGTTAACGGTCCCCGTAAGCGACGTAGCCGCAATAGAAGCCTTTTCCAGCACTTCGTAGATGGAGGTAGTGCCAGACGCCGAAAGGGTCGTAAACGCCCCGGAAGAGGCCGTAGAAGAGCCAATAGGGGTGTTCTGGATGGAGGTAGCCGTAAGAGCCCCGCCAGAGGTCCAAGTCGGACCGCCCGTGGACAGCTTGGCAGCGGTGATACCCCCGTCCTTCACAATCACCGCACCCCCCGAAAGCTGGGTCGTGGCATCATCCACTGCCCCAGACGCAAAGGTGGCGTTATCCACCAGATTGTTCAGGGTGGTAGCCGTGGGGGCATCGCCAACAGCAAAAGTGGTGCCTTTGGAAAGGACAGGCATATTAGGAAGCTTGAGAGATGGTTGGGTCGGTGATCATCGCCTGCACCTTTACGGCCCTCAACTTCGGTCGCCCATTGGTAGGGGCCACCGTCATCTGGATGCCATAGCCGCGCTTGTTTCCGATTCTACCACGCAGCGACGCATCTTCGCCTACCGCCAGATTGGCGCCAAAGAGGCTTGAGAGAGTGCCAAGATCAACGGCGGAATCTGGATTCTCCACCTCCGCCGAGAACGTCGCGTTCGAGGACTCCGAAGCAGAGCTTTCAATATGGAACTCATAGGAATTGAACTTCTTCCGGTCCATCATCCCGTAGGAATACTGCCGGGTGGTCACTCGGCTGGAGATCGGGTAGATGGCTGGGTTTACACCGGCAAATAGGGACAGATTGTCATTCCCGTCCTCGCGGGCGTCAATCTTATGGATGGAGCCACTGGGACTGATCGAATACAGCGAACCAAAGCCGTTATTCTCGGCCACCAGCAGATTCTCCACAATCCAGCCAGTCTGGCCGGTCATATCCAACGACTCCCACCCTTGGTTCAGGAAGTTGTAAATGAGGATGGCGTTATTGGTCGTGGACGCATCCAAAGGCACCGCAAGGTAGTAGCGGTTGTTGAAATAGGCCGCCACAGCCTTGTCCGCGTAGTCGGTATTGATTCGCTGAATCGTGGCCGTAATAGGCTCCGACAAGGGTAGTCCAGCACCTCTTAGGTTGTAAAGGTCACCAAAGGCCGCGGCATACACCCCATTGTCGGAGAGGAACAAGACCTGATTGCCGACTTGGAGGATGGACTTCCGCGCCACACATCCCACTTCAGCCGTAATCACCTGAACCGAAGTATCTGCCACCGAACCACTCACACCCCGCACCAAGTGGATGGAGTTTCGGTTAAACACCAGAAGGTTGTCCTCGGCAAACGCCTGCAAGCCCACCACGTAGTCGGCAATGCCAGCCGTCACCCGATACTGGTTCTGGATGCGGTCGTAGGTGTCGCTGTCGAGGATGTCAGAGGCAATGATCTCATCCCTGACATTGCGATCAGAATAAGACCCAGCACCCGGCTCGTACCAATAAGGAACCCACAGGCGACGCTGGTGATAGTGGCCCCATCCGGGGGCGGGCATATGGATGAAGCCCTTGCCGGAACTCACCTTCTTGCTCACCACAATCCGGTCCGAGGACACATCCGGCACCTGCCCAATGAACTTGAAGCTGTTGGCCGTGGGCACCTCGCTAACGGTGTACTTGAAGTCCCCTTCCTGTAGCTCTGAAGTACCCCGGTCGATGACGTAAACGTAATCCCCAACAGCCAGACCGTGAGACGTAGCCGTGATCGTCACTACCCCATCCGTAATGGTGGCGTTGCTCGCCGAATCGAAATAGACGGGCTGGGTGTAGACGCCAGAAGCCACCTCCGTGAAGGCAGGCGTTCCAGACAGGCTTCCGTTCCATTCTAGGGCCGTCAGGCCCTCTCGGAAGAGAATGACCTTATCGAAGCATTGGAGCAGCTCTACGTCGTCAGAAATGGTGGTTCCTGACGGATAGGCGATGGTCGTGGATGCCCCACCCGCAATGGGGGTGGCAATGGCGTTCTGGTTGGTCGCCCGGATGATGTAGTTGGCGTTCTCACTAGCCGGATCGGAAAAGACGCAAGAGCCGTAGACGCCGGTCGTAGCCGTAGCCGTCAGCTTGGCTGGGCCAGCCACCCCAGAACTAACCAGCGTAGTGGTGACAAAGGCATTCGTGGCCGTATTTACCGTTACGGTGGTGCCTGACCGACTAGCGGAGGAGATGCTGGCCGTGGCGTAGAGATACCAGACCGCTGGGCTAACCAGTCGGATAGACTCCGTATTGGCCGTTAGGGTGGGACCGAAGCTGTCCAGCCCCTTGCGGGTCTGCCAAGCCCCCTCGATGTCCATCCGCCCGTTGTAGCTCTCCACCACCTCCCCAGCCTTGAGCTGGTCAGGACGGAGGCGGTTGTTCACCTTCGTAAAGCCTACGTCGCCATCGTCAACAATGGCCGAGTCGAGAGCGCCGAATCTGGAATAGCGTGCCATTATTGATAGAGGTAGCGGATAATGACGCGACCATCGGAGCCTGCGCTGTCGGAGTAGCTGCCACCACCGTCGCCGCTGTTTGCAGCTCCTGTGTAGCTAGTAGATCCGCCACGGGCAAATGTGTCGCCACTCAATGGCGTTCCGACCTTGCCAGCTCCAGCGGTTTGTCCGCTAGCCGCCCCACCGGCGCCACCGCCTGCACCGTGAACGCTTACCGGAAGACCACCGGCATTGCCGTAGCCCCCACTTGCCGACGTTGGCTGCAATCCAGACCCAAAATTAGTGGTTCCGTACTCAGCGCCGCCGCCAGAACCGCCGCTGGCATTGCTTCCGCCACCGCCAAGTGCGGTGAGCCCAAGACCTGTGGTGTTGCCGCCATTTGGGCTACCAACCGTAGTGGCGCCCAGCCCGATAACAATCGAATACGATCCGGTGCTGATGCTGTCGCCTTCGCGGATAATCAGGCCACCGGCGCCACCACCACCATATGTTGCGTTGGTCGAAACACCACCGCCACCTACGAGCAAAACGTCTACGGTCTTACCAGCAGGCGCTGCCGTAACCGAAAACGTCCCCGAAGACGTAAAAGTGTGGTACTTGTAATTCCCACTAGTGGTGATCGTCCCGCCCGTGGCTGAAATGAACCCAGCCGCCGTCCCCTGACGGAAGGCCCCAAACGCCCGCAAAGAGGCAGCACCAACTGTGGACAGGACAGGCATACACCTATCCTACCACTTACCGCCGCTTCCGCTTGAAATCGACGCCCTTCAGCTTGCCGGAATTCGCCATCGCGTAGAACACGCGTTGGGCCTTTTCCTTCCCGTACTCGGCCTCCATTTCGGCCATTACCTTGGAACCCTTCTTGGTGAGGGGCATCTTAGGAGCACTTTTTACGGGAAGTCCCGTGGTTCTTCATCTTCATCGAACCGTACTCCATCATACGGTCCTTCTTCGACTCCATCTGCTCGTGGCGCTTCATCTGCGCCTTCGTCTTGTAGCGTTCGCCGGATTTGCTCATATGGTTAACAGGACCAAAGCACCTTACGGGCCCAGTAGTTGGCTGAGAGCTTACCTTCCCCGCCCTTTATCCCACCAGACCTAGCGCAATAGGACTTACGGCGCTCCTTGGAGCGGTGCTGGGTGTAGTCCTTCATCGAACTATCACCGAAATGGACGATCCTCTCCTGTCCATTCGCACAAGCCTTCACCACCTTCTTCTTCCCCGGCCTCCAGCTCTTCATCGGCTGGTTGCAGGGCATATCCGCCTTCTTCACTTGGCCTCCCTCCGCCATTTCCAGAGTAGGTATGCAATTCCGAGAAGGGTGCCAATAAGAGCCGCCACTTGGTTCACCTGAGAGAGGGTGATGGACGCCGCAACTGGGGTCCCGGCAACGATGTAGTCCTTGGCGTGGAGCATCGGGCCTATCCTACCACGACTTTTTCTCCGCTTCTGCCAAAGCGTGAAGGACTTCTGCGGTAAAGTTGGGGGCAAACTGAGCCGCCGCCTTAAACTCGGGGTGCTTCAGGAACCTGTCCACCTGCCCCGTCGTGTAGCACCCGGAGAGGGCAAGAAGGGCTAGGACACACAGAAGGCCCTTTGCGGGCCTCTGCAATGGCTTTATCAATGGCATTGTGGGCTTGAGCTACCCTGATACGCTCCACCTCGGTAAGTAGCCTAGAAACGAAAGGAATGGCCTTTCCTAGGGCTACTATGAGGGAGGCTAGCTCAATCACGTCAGATAGGGGTCGGGAGCGAGGATGACCGCAGGATCAAGGCCCAGCTGCTGGCACATCCCGACGATGGTCGGATTGGTGTCCCAGAACCAAGCAAAGTTGTTCCAAAGATACGCTTGATCCTCGGGCAGGCCGTTGGTCAGGGTGATGAGGTCGTTCAACTTTCCGGCAGCCAAAACCCGGCTGACGATGGTGTCCTTACTCACGCGGTACGGCTGCGGAGGAGGAAGCGGCTTGACCACCCACGCGCACGCTTCCCACACGGGGGCTTGCTCGGTGGCAGGGTCGTAGGAGGGCGGCGGGGTCTCCACCCATCCCTTGCGCTCAAGGTTGGCGATGGTCTGCGGGTCGGTTTCGGTTCGGAGTTGGCAGTCTAGGACGAGATAGGTGGTCATAAATTAGGAGCAGGCGATTTTGTAGGAGTACGCAGCGAAGTGTTCTAGGCGTTTCATTATCGAATCGGATGGCCTTGATCCTTGTATGCCAATGAAGATTGCAATGTTCCCCTTGAAAAAATTGGTCCTGTAGTTGCTGTAATTTCCGCAGCCTATGTACGAAGGCCCGATGATGGTTGACGGGGTAAATGTTGCAGCGGTGTTTTCGGTGCCATAAACGCCATTTGCTGCGGTTTTGACTGCGGTAGTTGACCGCGAAAGTGAAAAAATAGAGGGGCTTCCAAACGTTACTGGCCCGGCTCCAGCGCCAAGATAAGTGCGGGTGCTGCTTACTCTTGTAAAGCCAACAGTCAAACCTACACCCTCGCAGGAGCAGTAATAAGCTGCATCTGGGAGCCCGTTAGAAGGAACAGCCCCGCAAAAGCCAAGAGACCCAGAAGTCCCGGTGGGCCTAAATACTACAACAAGTCCAGTCCAATCAAAAGGGTTAGCATTTTGCAGGTAGTCATTGCTTTGATCCCACTCCGTGCTCGGCAAACCGTTAATTGAATTAACGACATAAAACGGCGCCTGACTATCAAACACAGTAGTCATATCATAACCGTTCCCGCTACGGTCAGACCAAGTCTTTAAATAACTGTAGTTTGACCGCCCCGTGATGTATCTTGCATCCAGCACAAGCGACGCGTTAGCGGCCTTGGCGTTAAGATGTCGCTGGCGCGCTCTCATCAGGATGCCGTGTAGCTGATCTCCACGCCCAGCAGGCGGGCGTCTGCAGCAAGGGTGTCACCCGCCGCATCAGCGTCCCGGTAGACTTGGAAGATGACAGGATTGCCGGAAGCCGCCGTACCGCCAAGGGTGATGGCGGAGGTGGCCGGAGAGATGTCTACGTCGTTAGTGGCCGTCAGGGTGTCGGTGGCCGTTTGCGCTGTGCCCATCGCCTGATCGAGCGCGTCGTCGTTGGCATACGCTCGACCCTGCAGCCCCCAGACGACATCGCCAGAGCCCGTGGAGGCCGTCCAATGGAACTTGGCCGTCACGGTCCCGGCGTTCCAGTTATTGGGCATCACGATCATCGCCTGAGCGAACTCATCCGTGCCAGCGTCGAAGAGCAGTTCGTCCGTGTTGATTTTGTTGGTGGCCTGCTCTCGGGAGTCGATGCCAGCGCCGGTGGTGGTGCGGGGGATCCACGCGGAGGCCGGAATCCAGACGTTGGTCGATCCGCCGCCAGAGGCACTTACCGCAGCCCACGCCGGATTTGCACCTGTGCCCTGCGTCTTGAGGTAGTGCCCGTTAGTTCCCGCGCCCAACCGAGTCCACGT